CAAATATTTCAGGGGGAAGTCCTCTAGTTGTAGCTGTACCTAATACAATGGCTCAAAACTCATGGATATATGTTGAATATAGCACANCTCAAAAAGCTCAAGAAGTGGTAGAGCAAATGAACAAAGCATTATTTAATTCTAATCCAGGTTCAGGTGTAGGAAACACTGTTTTCCCTATTACAGGGCAGGTTCAATCTTTAGAATATACACAAATATAAAAAAATGAAAGCATCAATAAAAATAACAAGCGTTGGAGGCGCAACAATACCTGTAGGTCAATTTGGATCTGCAGACGCAGGAAGTTTTAATTTTCCTATTGAAACATTTGCAGCATTTGATGGTACATATGCGGGCAACACGGTCTTTATAATTGTAAATTCACCAACCAATGGCCAACTATCTGGTAGTACATCATATGCAGCGCTAGCATTGGTATTTAGTACAGCTAATCCTGATCAAAACGGAACAACAAAAGCTATTACAGACGCTGTAAAAAATAACAATGGGTCTGGAGAATCTATAATACAATTACCTAGCGGCGTAACATGCACTGGATGGTATTGGGATGGTTTATTGTATTAATGAAACCTAAAGGATTAGGTGATACAATTGAAAACTTCACCAAAGCTACCGGAATTAAAAAGCTAGCTGATNNTATACCNGGTGGTTGTGGNTGTGGTAAACGNAGAGATGCGTTAAATAAAATATTTCCTTATAAAAAATAATTATGGCTTTTAAATTAACAAACCCTCCATATAAAATTGACAATACTCCAGTATATCATGTTGATATGGAAGAAGGCGTAATGGGTAAAGCTAATAATAATTTAACTATTATCATAAACAAAGATGTTGATCCATCAAGAACACAAGATGTTATTGATCACGAAATGGTTCATATAGATCAAATGAAAAGAGGTGATTTAAATTATGATAATGAAAATGTATATTGGAAGGGTAAAATCTACCCAAGAAGTAAAATGAAAGAGGGCGCTAAAAATCTTCCTTGGGAAGCAGAAGCGTATAAAAAAGCATGAGTAAAAAGAAATTTTCAGAAACTAAAGTCGGTCAGTTTCTTGCAAAATCTGCACCAGGAATTTTAGGTACAGTTGGTGATATATTACCAGATAACGGTGTTTTAGGCGTAGTTAAAAATCTTATATCAAAAGAAGAATCATTACCGGCTGAAGATAAAGAAAAAGCAATGAAGCTTTTAGAACTAGACATAATAGAAATGCAAGAAGTATCTAAACGCTGGACTAGTGATATGAAGTCAGATAGTTGGCTTAGTAAAAATACACGTCCAATGTCTTTAATATTTTTAACCATATCTATGGTGTTATTAATATTATTAGATAGTTTTGAGTGGAGCTTCACTGTATCAACTGGATGGGTTGATTTATTGCAAACACTATTAGTTACAGTATATGTAGCTTACTTTGGTTCTCGTGGAGCTGAAAAATTCCAAACAATAAAAAATAAAAAATAAAATGACAGCATTTAATAAAGCAATTCCCGTATTAGTAAGTGATACGATAAATATTCCACAACCTGGATCTTATCAGAGTGGCGCGAGTAGTACTAGTGGCGCAACATTAACTGGACCAGTAACTGCTAAATATTTAGGTACTTTTAATCCTGCTCAAACAGGTTATAGTGGTAAAGTAGCAGTAGGAGACGTAGTATATGTTGATGACAACGCAACAAATCGTCCAGCATTTATAACACAGGTAACAGACGTTGTAAGTGATAATGTTTTAACATTAGATCCACCTGTTGGAGGCATANCAGCTCCATATAATTTTAAAATATATAGAAGTAATGGAGCATTAGCTAATAACTTACAAGGTAATCCTGGATATGGTTTAGTTGGTCCTTTTGCTACAAGTACTGTTATTAACTGTATACCTGCAGGTCAAGAAGACCCGGTATTTATAAAACCTAATGATACTTCTGATTTATCATTAGAAAAAATGAGAATACAAAGAGTTTTTTCTACTGGTACAGTTAATTTAGACGCGTATGGTTTAGTAGCTATTGAACCAGAAAGTTAAATTATTATAAAAGCGTGTAATTATACACTTAAGTAATTAAATTAAATTTAAATAAAATGAAAAAAATAACTGATGATCAGTTAAAAAAAATAACTGATCAACAACAAAAATTATCTCGTTTATTAAATAATATAGGCGTGCTAGAAATACAAAAACATAACATTGCTAGTGAAGTAAAAATTCTTAGCGGTGATATAGAGCAAACTAAAAAAGAATTAGAAGAAGAGTACGGTTCTGTTAATATTAATTTACAAACAGGTGAAATAACACCTATTGAAGAAAGCAGTGAATAATATTAGAAAGATAAGTATTGGTTCTGACTATAAAAATGATGCAATGCATTATTCAATTGGTCAACAAGTATATGGTGGTCATGAAATATCGCATATTTTATTAGAACCTTCGGATAGTTCTTATAATATTTTTATAAAGAAAAACGATGAAGTATTGCCGTGGAAGAAGTTTAATTCTAACATGGCTATATCAATCGAGTACGATTTAGAGTATTAATGAAAAGCTTATATGATTTTATTGTAGAACCTTTAGGTGATAAATACAATAATGAAATACAAGTTGGTGATAAAAAATTAGTTGTTAATACTAAAATTGAATCATGGACTTTTGTAAATAGATTAGCTAAAGTAATTGAAATACCTTTAGCTTTTAAAACAAAAATAAAAAAAGGTGATACTATAGTAATACATCAAAATGTATTTAGAACTTTTTATAACATGCAAGGTAAAAAGAAAGTTAGTAGATCTTGGTTTAAAAATAATCTTTATTTTGTTAGTTTAGATCAAATATATTTATATAAAAACAAAAATGGTTGGCATACATTTGCTAATCGATGTTTTATACAGCCTATAAAAGATAAAAACAATTTAACAATAAATAAAGAACAAAAACTAAAAGGTATATTAAAATACGGTAATAGTAATTTAAATAATCTTAATATAAACGAAGGAGATTTAGTAGGCTTTAAACCTAATAGAAATTGGCAGTTTTTAATTGATGGAAAACGTTTATATTGCATGGAATCAAATGATATTGTAATTAAATATGAGCACAAAGGAAACGAAGAAGAATATAATCCAAGCTGGGCAAGTAGCAGTAAAAGAATTAATCAAAGTTGCTAAAGAACCTATAATAGATTATGGTCCAGATATTTCCGCAGATAGACTTAAAAATGCTGCAGCTACAAAAAAATTAGCAATATTTGACGCGTTTGAAATACTTAACCGTATTGAAGAAGAAAAAAACATGTTAGAAAATAAACCTAAAGTTGAAGAAAAAAAGAAAATAAGTTTTAAAGGTTTTGCAGAAGGGAGGTCTAAATAATGTATAAACAAGAATTATATACAATATTAAAAGATTATATAACTCCTAGTACTCTTAAAAAATATAATAAAAATAAAAAATGGGAGTATGGTTATAATGAACAACATGACATAGTTGTTATTAGTAAAGATGGTACAATAGGAGATGTATATGAAATACAAAACCTTAAAATAGCTTTACCTCAACAAAAAAATATATATAAATTTAAAGAAAACACTTGGAGTAAATTTACATATCCTAAAGTATTAAGTAAAATAAAAAGTGTTTTTGATTTTAAACAATATCCAGAAGATTTTAAAGAAAGATGGTATGATTACATTGATAATGAATTTACCCTTAGGGAAGAAGGTTTTTGGTTTTATAACCAAAATATTCCTACTTACCTTACTGGCACTCATTACATGTACTTGCAGTGGTCTAAAATTGATGTCGGGGCACCAGACTTTCGGGAATCAAATAGATTATTCTTTATTTTCTGGGAAGCTTGTAAGGCAGATCCACGATCCTATGGGATGTGTTACCTTAAGAACAGGCGTTCCGGGTTTTCTTTCATGGCCTCAGGAGAGGTGGTTAACCTGGCAACCATATCAAGTGACAGTAGGTATGGTATATTATCCAAGTCCGGTCCTGATGCAAAGAAGATGTTCACAGATAAGGTGGTACCCATATCAGTTA